TAACTTCTAAACTTACGCATGATTTCAGTAGATGTTTGTACTGGGCTAGTAGCAAAGCGTTGCAGTGTAGTAGGTGGTTTAGGTGCACGAGGCGGCTTAGTACCTGTTTGATTTAATAAGGCATCATCAGCTTGAGTTTGTCTTGGTTGAGCAAAGGTTCTATTCATCCCAAAACCGCGTTCAGGCTTCTCGGTAAACATTTCATGGGAACCAGCAATTGCATCAGATAGCATGCTGTTGCTAACGCCTTCTAACCCAAGCATACCTTTAACTGCTTGTACAAAGTCTGTCCATAGTGATGCATACTTGCCTTTATGCACAGACGGTTGTGACGCTAAGAACTTTTGAAACTTTTCATTGGTATAAACTTCAGCAATAAACTCTCTGATATTTTTAAAAGCATTATGTTTTTCTGTAACAACACCCATGCCGGTATTCTTTTTTGCGGCTTCTAATGCTTTATCAAATACTTCGGCTAATAGTTTTCCTGATTCTGTTTTACCTCTATATTTTTCAGTAAATGGCTCAAAATCACCTATATTTTGTAGATGTTTACCCACAGAATGAACTGTAGCTGCATGAACTCCTTCATGAAGTAATGTCCCAATAGGATCAAGTGCATCCCTACGCATTTCTATTTTATTATTTAACCCTCTATAAATACCTTCAACACCACGCAATAGAACAGGGTCTTTTAATTGATACCCAGCTTTATTTACTGAGTTGATAGTCTTAAGTTTATCAATAAGTATTTGCTGGTCATTAGTTAAATATTCTGCGTAACTGTCTTGCATATGCGATAACGTTTCACCAAACGTTTTATGGTTTTCTGTTTCATCTGCAAGTTTAGTAACTCCAGGAGCTACACGTTCTAGCTCAGGCACAGGACGTTCTGAAACATCTTCTTTAGGGCCATATACCTTGTCCACGAAGTTCTCGACGTCTTGATTATTATCAACAGGCTCCGCACTAAGTTCACGAAGTTCACCTTGTGTAGTCTGTCCCTTAGCGCCACGTTGTGCTTTTAGTTCATCAATGTTCTGTTGGGCTAGCGCAAGTGTATCTTCGTTCACATCGAACGCTGTGAGGTCATCGACTAAGGGATGGTCAGGGTCAAGCGCACGTAACTCTTTAGCTAATGCACGACCTTGTTTCTCGATAGGGAGCGGCTCTTCAACTACAGGCGCTTCTTCAACAACTGGCGCTTCTTCAACAACTGGTGCTTCCTCTAGTGGAGTTGTGACTGGCTCTGCTCCTCCAGCAGGTTGTCCAACATCAGCTCCAGCAGTACCCAGTGTTCCAGCGATATCTTGCGGAGCTCCTTCGGTAGTATCTCCTCCTCGCTCATCAAGTGCTTGAACGCTATCTCTATCTGTTGTTGGCTCAGTGGTAACGGGTTGGGTATCGACATTTGGTGTCTCCTGTAGATTTAGACCTTGAATGAAATCTCCGACAGCAGTTTCATTAATCTTGCCAGTATGGTTGTCTAAAGTTTCGTCTAAGAACGCAAGGCCTTCAGGTGTAGACGCATCAACACCCAATAGTTCTTTGTATGCATTGGAACGTTTGTTAAGGCCTAACGAAGTTAACGTAGTTTCATCTAGTACACCTGGTTTAACTGCAGGTGCTTCTTCTACCGCTGCCGCTTCAGTAGGCGGTGCTTCTTCTACCGCTACTTCTTCTACAACAGGTGCAGTCTTAACTTTTCGGCCACGTTTAACTGGTGGTGCTTCTTCGGCTACAATCGGAGCTGTTTCGGCTACAACTGGTGCTTGTGCAGCTGCTTCTGCCTCTGCAGCAGCTTTCTCTTCTGCAAGAGCTTGTGCTTCACGTTGTTTACGAAGTTCATCACCTTTAGCTTCGAGCTTACTCCATGACTCATTTAATTTTGTTTCACGGGTTGGACGTTCTTTTACTGGCTTAGCTTCGTTAACTTCGTTGACTGTGTTATCGATACTTCTTAATTCTTGGTATTTATTGTATGAGCCTGACGCAGTACCTGATATACCACCAATACCTGTACCGACAGCGAGCCCACTCCAACCAGCATCCCAAATCTCACGTTTAGCTTCTTCGGTATCTGTTGGAAGTCCTGCTTGATGTATCTCAGCCCATTGCTCAAGCATCTCGGTTGGCATTTCTGAAACACCGATAGCAGCACGTTTAGTTGCTTCTTTAGCCCCTGCTTTTACAGTCTCTTTAATTACTTGACCTGTAGTGCGTTTAGCTAGCTCTTCAACCACAGCATCTGCCACTGCTTTTTTACCAAACTTACCAACACCAAACGTAAGTCTATCTACAGCAAAACCAATTGGCGCAGTTGCAGCAGCCCAGTTTCTAGCGGATTCAGGGTCTAACTCTTCAGGTGCCTGTTTAGCTAACGCTTGGCGTTCCATAAAGTGACCGTATTGTTGATAGCCATATGTACCAATACCAGCTAATGCGCCTACTACAGCACCAGCTATTGGTGCGGCTGGAGCAAAAGGAGTGAACGCAACACCAGCGGTAGTGAGAGCGCCTGCTGCATACCCCGCTATCAAGGACTCAGCCATTTCAGGGCCAGATTTTAAGATTTGCTCTACAACAAAAGAAGGTACCTGCATTGCTGCTGGTAAGTATCCTTTTTCATGGGCAATACGTTGGATATCAGATGGAGATAGTGTAGGTGCTTGAGGTTTAGCTGCATTGGTTTTGATGGCTTCCATTTTAGCTGCAGCTTCAGGAAGCTTACCTGCATCTTTAAGACGTGCTAGTTCACGACCTTCAGAAGCTTCACCAAACGATTGAATACCTTGCTTTAATGAACCTAAAGCTCGTTGACCAAAAGAAGTATCTTCTGGTTTAACTGGTGGTTGCAAAACAGGTTGAGGTTCTACAGGTTGTGCAGCTAATTCAGAACGGATATAGTCAGCTAACTGCTGAGCGTCTTCTTTGTTACCAGCAGCATCCGCTTGCTTTAACGCATCGTATAACCTGTCGAGATTGGCCATTAGTCGTCATTTTCATTTTCATCTACTGCAGTAGAAATATTTTTAGAAGCAGGATATTTATCAAGTATTGATTTTATCTTAGGATTAAGTTTTGTGCCAGTGATAGTTGCAGCAGATGGCGTAACTATATTATTTTTATAGTTAGCCCCTGCATCTACTTTAGGCAGTACTACCTTAGATCCTGGAGCAGTTTTAGCTATTTCACCTTTGTAAATATAATCCTCAGCTTGTTTGATATAACCACTTAAAATTTCTTGATACTTATCAGGATTAGATTCAAAGTATGTTGTATACTGCCCTGCTGGATATTGCACAGCCATAAGTTCTTTAGCAGCATTTAGCACTTTAGCGTTTACTTTTGCTAAGTCTAAAGCACCTGTACCTTTAGCTTTAGCTTTTGCAGCTGCCGTAGTAGTATCATATGTAGCTGCTGCTTTAGCACCTTCACCAAGCAATGCATTTTTATCAGCCACGTTTTTGAATTTAATCTCTTGAGATTGTTTAAGTAAACCATCACGACGTGAACGTTCTGAATTATACATTGTTTGATCACCAGACAATTCTGCTTGTCGCATAGCTTGATCAGCACGACCAATTTCAAAGCCCATATTGCGAATGTCTTTAGCTGTAGCTCTGTATTCTTTTTCCCCAGCCGCTTTAGTTGATAAGTAGTTTGTTGCTGCATCTTTAGCACCTGGACCAAAGTACTGTGAGGTATTACCTAAAAATCCAGCAGCCGCAGCTAATCCTGCTTCTGCACCAAGACGTGATCTGAATGCTTCATTTTCTTCTTTGTCTTTATCTAGTTCAGCACGTTGTTCTGCAGCGATATTTTTTATACCGTATGAACCACGAAGTTTAGCCTGTTCATCACGGATTTGTTCGATACTTTTATATGGATTTAATTCTAATTGTTTTTGTATTTCAGCATCTTCATAAAGAGTTAGGTCCTTAGGGTTAAAATACTTCCCAACTGGATTTTTAAGATATGCTCCAGCAGCAAACCCAGGAACATCGCCACCTTCATCAAATGCAATAATCCCACCGCCAGCGTAGCTAGCTTCATTAAACATATCACCTACTGGTAATTCCATTAACCCACCTTCCGCTGCTTGGACTGGTGGTTGTTGTGGCATAGGCATTTGCGGTGCTTGTTGTGGCATAGGCATTTGCGGTTGTTGTAACTGCGCTATACCTTGTGGTGCCATTTGTTGTTGAGGCGCAAAAGTCTTTTCCAACACTGTAGGTTGTTGACCTGGATTACCTTGAGGTTTGCTTAAGCGGTCAATACGCATCCCTGCTAATAGAGCAATGTCATGAGGTAGTTGGCCTTGTTGTACCATTTGAGCCAATAGCTGTTTATTGCCGTTAACCGACTTAACTAGGGTACCTACTTGATCTAAATTTGGATTCATATTATTCCTAGCTACCTAAAAGTTTGCCTAAGCTTAATGCGCCAAGCCCAGCACCTGCAATTTGTGATGCCATGTTTGGTGGGGCGGCATATGATTGTTGTGTTGATGCCAACTGCACTGGAAGACCACGCAAGATGTTGCTGTAGAAGCCCAATTGCTCTTGTGGGTAATCGCGTTGACGTAAGAAGTCTTGGTACGCTGTGTCCATTTGAGTTTGTGAAAGTGCTTGGTTTTGAGCGGCTGATGCTTGTTGAGCATTAAGACGTTGTAGGTCTGCTGCTTGCTGTGTAGTACCGAGTGAACCTAACCCTGAAGCAGAACCAAGTACGTTTTGCATACCTGTGCCATACAATTGCTGCCCTAGATTAGCAGCAAATTGTTGACCTTGCTGCGTCATTTGCTGCCCTTGCATGTTTGTTGATTGGTTAGCTAAGGCTGCTTTCAGTGCTTGGTCTGCACCAAGACCTTGTGTTTGAAGCTGTGATGCTAGGTTTTGCACTCGTGCTTGTTGCTCATTAGTCAGATTGGCTAATGCCATCTGTGTGCCAGTTTGTGTGCCTAGCTGTTGTACGCCTAATTGAGCTTGTAAGTTTTGTTGACGTGCATTTTGCTCAGCTTGTTGATTAGCTAACATAGCCTGTAACCCAGCCCCTTGATTAGCTTGTTGGGCTTGAAGACTACGTGCTTGGTCCGCTTGAAACTGTGCCTGAGCATTAGTATATGCTTCAGCCGCACCTCTGTTTTGAATATCGCCGATTTGCTGATTTAAACCACGGCGTTGTTCTGCTTGCAACAAGGCTTGACGAGCACCGCCAAAAGTACCTCGACCAATAGAACCTAAAGCTCCTTGCTGTCTAGCTATATCACCTTGAAGACGAGCTTCACGTAATGCTGTGTTAGTTACGTTTTGAAGGTATGGGTTAGAATAATAGTCAGCGGCGCCTTGACCAAATCTTTCAGTACCTACGTTTTGTGCAGATACATTTTGAGGCCCTGCCATTTGATACGTTGTTAGATTAGGGTTATAACTTGATTGTGCACCTGACATGCCATACTGGTTTAAACTAGGAGCATATACTGATGGCGCGTTAATAGTACCTGGACGATAGCTTAAAGCTTGATTTAAACCTTGATTAGCAGCATTCATCCCCATACCACCAGCCAAATTAAAGCCCTGAGTAGCTTGATTAAATTGACCAGGCTCACGCATTGTAGCAAACTGAGCTTGAATTTGTTGCTGTTCAGGTGTAAACCCTGCAATACGCTGACCGCCGTATGGAGTATATGTTTGGTATGATTGTGCTTGTGTACGGTTTAATAGGTTCTCAAAATATGGACGTGCATATTCAGGTAAGTTAGTTTGCGTTACCGTTTGATTGGTTGGTGCTGGTGGACTATCTCCTTTACCGTTATACCCTGGGTGCTTTAGAACACCAACATTAAATTTACTATTACCAAACATAATTAATTCTCCACAGGCAATTCATAAAACATGAATCGCGATTTAAACCCATCATTCTGGAATACTTTACTCCAACCTTCACGTCCGTAAGATTCAATTACGTCGCATCCATTTTCTTTTGCGAAGCGTTGAAGTAACTCCAACATGCTCGGTTTCCATTCTTTAAGGTCAACACCACCAGTAAAATGCATAACTAGCGAACGTAATCTAGGGTAGACAAGTATCTCTGTTACTACTGCACCTTTTATAAAGTTATCATCATCAAACGCAACCCATAATTGTTGTGGTTTTGTCTTAACTCCTACTTTAATATCGTCTACGTTAAATCTGCCGTATGTATACTTTGCGGCACCTTCCATATACTCTTCAATTTGAGGCCATACATCTTCTAAATAATCTAAAGGTACTAGTGATACTTGCATTGTTTTCCCCTCTATGCAGGTACAAAATTATTTGGATTAATTTTTCTACCTTGTTTTTTAGTACCTGTACGAGCGCTACGTACTTTATCCATCATTTTATATAAATGTTTAGCGCCAGCTTTTGTTGAGCCGTTACCTAAATGACTTACTACATCAGCTGGGATTACAAACTCACCATCTGCCAAACGAGCAGGTTGTTTAGAGCCAATTGTAGCAGGGATAGAGTCACTCATGCCATCACCAGCGCCATCTAAATATCCGCCAGGTAACGTCTTGCCACCTTTAGCTAAGCTATGGATACCACCACCCATTGCTTTTGATACTACTCTACCCATTGGGTCTGTAATTGCATTTTGTAGCATTGTTTGTAATGGGTCTGGTGTTGGCGCTTGAGGTGCAGCTTGTTGTGGCATTTGTGGTTGTTGTGGCATTTGTGGTTGTTGTGGCATTGGTGCCTGCCCTGCCTGAGGTGCACCCATTGGCATACTGCTTGGTAGTTGTGCTATTCCTCCTGGAGCTGCACCCATTTGAGGAATACTAGGAATTTGACCACCAGCATCAAAAGCAATCATACCGCCACCAGCAAAACCTGATGCTCCGTTTCGTGCTAGTTGTTGTAGTCTTCCCAAACCATATCCCTCTTGCGAAATAGCAGGGCCCTGTGTATTGTCTTGCGGTTCATATACTTCAGTCATACCGCCACCAGCATAACCTGGAGCCTTGTTAAACCCTGGATAAGGGTTTGTATCACCAAAATATGAATACTCTGGAGACCCTGCCGCACGTAGAGCTGCTTGTTCTTCTGGTGTTGGAGTACGTGGTTTGCGGTCTTGTGCTGAATACGGACCTTCATACTTCATCTTGTAGCTGTCATCTTCAGGGATTTTATATTGAGGAGGTTTAATAGCCATTAATGGTGATGCTACTGTTAACGCATCTTGCCAACCAATATCACCTGATTTCCAATACTTCATAGGGTCTGAGAATACTTCTTTAGCCCCAGTACCAATATCACCAAATGAGTAAGGAGAAGCATTACCTAGTAAGTTTGTAGATTTTACTCCAGTTCCATATAACTTAGATAATCCCATAGACTGTTCAAAAGCCGCAGCTCCTGGGATTGCATTTGTAGCTGCTGTTGTACCAATAGTACCTATAGGCGCATTAGTAGCTAAATTAAATGAATTTGCCATGCCAACTGGCGCCCCTGCTACAGCCCCTGTCCCTACAGCCCCTGCTGTGCTAGCAGCTGGGTTTAGTCCTACTGTAGATACTTGTGGAACTGCCGCGGTTTTACCAATAGTACCTAAACTTTTACCTAAACTTGATCCACCATAGCCACCAAGACCTGCGGTTAATCCTGACATTAAGTCACCGCCTGATAGAGCAAAACCTGCTAGACCTGTAGCAAAACCAGCACCCAATGCTGACATACCTAAACCAGCTGGGCCCAACAACATACCTAAACCGATAGGGGCAACTGCACCTAAGATATCATCAAAGAACCCTGCTTCTGGAAGTCCGGTATGTGGATTAATTGTTAGCGAGCCACCATGTGCCATAGCTAAGTTTTGTAAGCCCGCTACCTCTTTAGGGGTGACGTGCATAAGCATCGTGTCTTTACCACGACCTAAACTTGCTAAGCCTTCTGCTAGTTGCTGAGTTGCCATATAAAATCCTTACTAATTTGTTTGAATAATACCATATTTATTATGCAGATACATAGCTAATTGCTAATGCTGCAGAGGCTCCAGTTGGTTCTGGGCCAATACCACCAGCAGGGGTTGGGGTGATAGACACATCAGTACTAGATGTAGTCCACATAATTTGCCAAGAGTCCCCGTTTTCTTCGTCCACCATAATGGTGCAGTTTGCTGCTGTGATAGCTCCACTACCTAAAACTGTGTAGTACCTAGTCGTTCCTGGAAATTCAATAACTCCATAGTTAACGCTATTTAATCTAAACCACACGGCAACTGTTGCTGGGCCGGCTGTAGATTTAATAAAGTTAATAGTATAGGCAAAGTTGTAATAATGTGAATTAGGGATGACAATTTTAGATGCGTCTGTCGGGTCTAGATACGGCAATGAATCATTAGGTGCAGCATAGTAACTTGGTAAGTATGGGCTATTAAATGTAATTGGATATGCCGTTGCTGGAGCTGCCGCTGTTTGTACTGTTGTATCAAGCACTGCAAGAAATGGGAAGTTAAAAAATTGCCCGATATCAGGTGTAATAACGTACTTACATAGTACATCAATTTGGTTAAAGTATAAACGTAATGCGTTAGTTAGAGTGTTCCCGTACTCTGGAGAATAATCTATAGGTGGGATTGGAAGATTAGGTGCTTTCGGAGGTTTAATGTTAGCAATATTAAAATTAGCCACGTTTACCGTCCTCCCTTGCATCCATACGAGGCATGCCCAGTTGCCATTGAGTACCTAAGTTATCAGATTGAATTTTAAAATTCATTTGACGTCCTCGAGCACGAATAAATACTTGGTTTGTATATTGGTCAATTGTTGCAGAGGCTGTTGTTATATTTCGTGTATTCGGTACACCTGACACATTAGTTGTTTCACTTACAGCGCCGGGGAAATTTCGAACACCTACTGTTATTTCTGCTTGTGGGGTAATACCCGTTGCTTGTGTCGAACCATTAAAATTAACGTCAGGAATCACACGGCGAATAAGCATAAACTTGTCACCATCACTAATGTCAATATCAGCAGATTGGATATACGATACTATAGGAAGCGAAGTAGCACCTAGTGGTTGCCCATCATCAACGCCATTTTCGTGTTTATACAACCATCCGGTACTAGGCGCAAGAGGGAATTCAGATACCCCCGCATCAAGCCAAAAAGTGCGAGATAGTTGACCATAATACCAAATGCTTTCTGCGTAATTAAATATTACATATCGATCAATTTCATCGGACGATCCCGAACAATACAACCAGATAATTTCATTAAACTGTACGTTACTTCCAGCTACAAAAATCTGACCTTGAGTACGGTTAACATCTTGGAATATATACTGACGCAGTGTACAAGGTAGTGTATCAACACGACCAGTATAAGTATAGAACTTATCAATCCCCATCCAATATGTAATATTGTTTGCACCTACTACTACATTAGGACCAAAAATTGTAGTGTGAGCTGATAATTGTTGAAGTCCAAATACTTCAGCAGTGCCTAAATATTGTAATGAGTTAAGAGAGTTGTCCGTCCATATCAATGTTTCTTGACGGGTACTAATGCTTGTAACTATATCAGAACCTGTTTGGATTCGTAAAAACCCAGCGGTATTAGTCAATGTAGGTTCCCAATTTAATGGGTCAGGTCCAATATCGGCATCCACATTAGACCAACGAATCATTAACGGGTCATAGTAACCTGTGTAGTTTGGACCTGGAGCTGTATCATCGTATGTTGTACAACCTAAAGCAAGTAAGAATCCTTGAGAAGTAAATTGAATTTTTGTAACTTGTCTTGGAACTGCTACTGCACCTGGTAGGGATGATAATAAAACAGCACGTTGTGGAGATGTTGCACTATAAGTCCAATAGTATATATCTCCGCCATTAGTATTAAATACTAAGTCATTGTTAAAATTATCTTGGAACACTAATCGCGCTGGTTGGTAAACAGGTACTGTGTAGCCTGAGCTGTAACCGCCACGACTATATGGACCCACCCCCCAGCCATAACCCGCTGCTACGTTAACATTACCAATATTCCATTGACAGGCAACTACTATGTTGGTTCCGCCACCTGCTGGCACTGTTGATGTGGCTGCCGTGGCCACTGTAATTGTAAAGGTGTTAGCTGTTGTATTAGTTACTTTAAATTCTGCATTTAATTCAGTAATTGGTATACCACCAACTTTTTGAGGGCTACCTGTTCCTACTATACCACTTAACGTTACCCAATCTCCATCTTCAACCCCGTGTGCTGTAATAGTTACAATTACAGTCTTTAAAGTGTTAGTTGTAGCTAAACAATTGTTTGTGTTTGGTACTGTTATATTGGTGTAAGTCGCACGAATTGGAGTGATATCTATTAAGTTACCACCAGTCGAAATATACATCTTTTCGTTAGTGCCAATACCAACAGGTTGACCGCCATCAGTAGTAAACCAAGTAAATACAGACCTAGCTGCACCTACGTAAGGATTGTTATTACTTACTACCCAGCCACCTATTTTTTCAGGGAATCCTGAACGAAAGCGTACCTTATCCATAGCATACCAGCCACCTTCAGACGCATAGTTTGTCTGGTCTTTGTTAATACCCGGTTTAAATACTAGTTTGGATAGGGCCACTTTGTACCTTTATTTTTTATTTTTTACATAGAACAGACTGCGCTCACCGAATAAGTAGAATCCAATGACAGAAGCAAAGTTAGATACTTGCTCATTAACTACCCCATTACCCACTAACGCTAGGTAGGCCCATGTCGATAACACAATTATACCAATAGCTGGTCGCATTAGTCGAATGATTGCTTCTACCCAAGGATAACTAGGATTACCACCGCCAGCTTCATTCATAGTTTTAAAAAACTCTAGGTCAATCTCTTTCATCTTTGCATACTGCTCGATGGTTGCAGGTTTGAATTGGTCTGGTGCAATGAAACGATTGATTAAAGACTTACCTAAGTCTACTGCTACTGGGCCTAAAGCCGCTAGGATTGTAATCGGGTCCATTATAGTGTCTTTCCTTCTTGAAAGTCAGCAAGTGTTAATCCGCCTGTATATTGGCAATGAGCTAGCTCTTTAAATTTTGTCCAGCGCCCAGCCCATTCAAGCCCTACGCTTTCCGCAATCTCACCACATTTTGTAAATAACGCAGTATCGTTCCACATTGCTTTACCGTTAACTAAAGGCACAAAATCAAACGCAACCCTCCAATTATGATAGCTTTTGCCTGCCGATGCGTTAGTTACCTTTTTTCCAGGCAAAGTACGGCCTTGTGCGTATAACGCATTTTGTGACTCTGCATCTCTGTAAGTTGACGTAATTAGCACATCAATATTGTGTTTGGCGCAAGAATATATAAAACGCTCGCACATTGTTTTGACTCTAGGATGCAGGTCTTCTAGTTTACGTGAGTTAATCATTATGCTGTACGATTCCACATATAGACTACAACGTATGGTTGTAGGTTAGCGTTAGTGCCACTTACACCAGAAGAAGCAGTTGTAAATGAGTGGTTATGGTCTGTTATATTAGCCCCAGTTAGCCAGCCGTTATTATCATTATCAGTAGACGCTGAACCTCGAGCATTAACACGTCCACTATTACCAAATGGACCAGTCCCTGTTTCTCCCCAACCGCTATCATGTTGGTGAGTTGCACTTTGACCACCTGTAGTTCCTGTATGAGTATGTGCTACAACTACTGCATCTGCACTACCACCTGTTGCACCTGCTGCAAACCCGCCACCATCTCCAATCAATACTCTACCTGCACCAAATGCCACCCAAGTACCAAAGCCAAATAATGTAGCAGGGTTAGTTGATACTGTTGAAGTGTATATTGAACCTACCGGATGCAATGTTTGAATTACTGTAGTTGCAAAAGCGGTAGTAGCTATTTGAGTAGTGTTAGTACCAGAAGCAGCAGTAGGAGCTAAAGGAGTTCCTGCCAATGTTGGACTTGTTGATAGCACAATAGAGCCTGAACCTGTACTTGATGTTACCCCTGTACCTCCGTTAGCTACTGGAAGCGTACCTGTTACACCTGATGTTAATGGTAAACTGGTGCAATTTGTTAGTGTTCCGCTTGATGGAGTGCCTAATACGGGAGTAACTAAAGTAGGGCTGGTAGATAACACATTTGAGCCTGAGCCAGTACTTGATGTAACGCCTGTACCACCATTTAAAACACCTAAAGTTCCAGAAATACCTGTTGATAGTGGCAGACCTGTACAATTAGTTAATGTGCCTGATGTAGGTGTGCCTAATAGCGGAGTAACTAATGTAGGGCTTGTTGCACGAACTACTGAGCCTGTGCCCGTTGCGGTTGTAACACCTGTACCACCTGATAAAACAGGAATAGCAACGTTAAAAGTAGGGGTAGCATTAACAGTTAATGTATCAGCAGAAGCATCACCTAAGGTTGTATTACCTGTTGAACTTAATGTTGTAAATGCACCAGTGTTTGGGGTTGTGGCCCCTACAGTACCGTTGTGAGCACCAGTTGTACTGCCTGTCAACGCAGCTGTAATTGTACCCGCGGCAAAGTTACCTGATGCGTCTCTGAGTACTAGTGTTTCAGCTACGTTAGCTGATGAAGATGATTTACCTACATATTTAAAATCAGCCAGTACTGTATCGTAGTAGGCTAAATATATTTCGCCAGCTGATACTGTAAGCCCTGTCGATACAGATGTTTTTAACACTATATTAGCATTTGAACCGTTAGCAACAACATAAATTTTGCTTGATGCTGGAGCTACAATATTACGAGATACACCAGGGGTGCCTGTAATTCTAAGTACCGCATTACGTGATTGGTCAGATGATCCATTAAAATCAGTAAGTGTTACATTACCAGCGGTAACATCAATAGTTGAGCTACCCGCGATAGCCTGTTCAATTAAGGTGCCTAAGTTAGTATTGTTTGTTATGCCCCAGGTGTTATTCTGGTCACCAACACCCATTAACTCAATGCCTAATAAAGGGGAGTATGTACTTGCCATGATAAAGTCCTTTGTTTTTTAGTGATTTTACACTAGTTATCCTTGAAAGTCGTCAACATTTACCCAGCCTGGGACTTGTCCGTCATTTACTGTAGACCAGGTTACTGTTTGAGAATCATTTACTGAGTTCCATCCTGGTACTTGTGAGTCATTTATTGCAGCCCAAGTTAATAATTGTGAGTCATCTATTGGGTTCCAGCTTGGTGTTTGTGAATCATTAATCTTAATCCAACCGCGTGGGAACTGTTCATCTAATAATGCAAACGCTTCTATGATTGATGTTTGGAACTGGGCTGTTACTGAAGGTGTATCCGCAATGCCTATGTTTTCTTGAATACTAAATAACAATATTAGTATTCCATTATTAACATCTGCTACATTTAAGTTTTCTGTAAGTGTAAGTAAAAAAGCATTAGAAATTGTTTTTATATCATCTAGCGAAATATTTTCTGCTTTACTTTGAGTAAAGTTAGCTAGTATCGATATAGCATCCCCCAATGTCATATCTTCTGTTCTTGCTACATTAAACTGGGCAGTAATTGCTGGGGTGTCATTAAGGTTTACATTCTCTATCCGTGCTATTATATATTGAGATATTACTGCGTTTAAGTCTGCCATTGTAATTGGCTCAACCCGCGTTTGAAGCGCCGCAAAAAATGGTACAGGCGTATCGGCAACTGTGATTGGTTCTGTTCTTGATTGCGCAAAGTTTGCTCTGATTATAGGCGTATCGTTCGGCAATAAGTTTTCTGTTCGGCTTAATGTGTATTGCGCAGATATTGTACGCGGATCATTCATTGTAATAAATTCGTTAACAGTAGCAAAATAATCACCTTCAGTTGCATCAATGTCATCTACAACAATATTCTCTGCTTTTGATTGTAAGAATGTAGATAACTGTGTGTTAGCATCAGCCATCCCAATGTTTTCAGACAACGAAAGATTTATCGCCGTTCCAGCAAGAGAAGAAAATGGGGTTTGAGCAAAGGCAGATATACCAAACATTATTTATATTTTAATCCACGTTTCAGTAGGAATTACGGGCCATGTTATATTACCTTCTACTGGATACACAGCGTACTGACGCACTTCATTACGGTACTGGTCAAAAGCTAGTTTGTTATCAAGGTAAGGATTACTTAAAGCAGGGTCACTTACGCTAGGAATTTGTGTCCAGTCTGTTTGTTGAAGTAGACCTACTGCTGTTGCTTTATTTTCGTCTGCTGTTGGAGGCACAGGTGGTATTGGCGTGGGTGTTGGAATATCCGCTACAACCCATTGAATATTATCCCATGTACAAGTTTGAGTTTCTGAATCAAATGTAGGATTTTCAATCGTAGTAGAATCGGTTGGGACAATATATTCACCAGGTTCTAATGGTGATTCTTGGCAATCCCAAATACCAGCATACTCTTTAGTAACATTATCAAATAAATAGACTGTTAACGACATAATATTTCCTTAATATTTAACGCACATAAGAACGGCTGAACCTGCCGCTAAGTTGGCTGTGCTTGCGCCTGTGCTTACATCCCCAGTAGTAGCGGCAGACGATGAGGTTACTCCACTCCCTGCCGCCGCAGGGCTGGCTAATGATTGAGCGGCAGACCTAAGATAACTATGGGTATGGCTAATAACTTGACCAACTGTTGCTGTACCTACGTTTGCATTGGCTTGTGTTGGTACATATCCTGCCGCAAACCAAGGCATGCCAAAAGTTGTTGACCCATCACCAACACCCCATGTAGTTCCAATAGCGGCAAATAAAGCGGCATAAGTTGTTCTAGATAAAGTTGTCGCAGAAGTTGGGCAGGTTAAAAATCCACTAGGAGGAGTAGTTCCTGCAAAACTAATAATTGAACCTGCTGGTAAATATGAAGTAGGTTGAACTGTTCCATCTGGAAATGTAATTCCACTACTACCATTTAATGTAATTGGCATGATTTATCCTTAATATTCAATCATTACAACACCACCAATACCACCTCGAGCCGCGCCACTTTGACTAAGCCCAGCAGTCCCAGCACATTTTACAGATGTAGTTGACCATGCTTCACCTGAAGTTGTGGCTGAAACAGTTTGTTGTCCAGTCAAAGGCACAGGAATTACACTTGGATATACGAGATTGCCTGTTTTTAATGCTGTTCCAGTTGAAACTGTGCCTGTTCCATTTGCGCCACCAATAGATCCAGAACCACCTGCCCCACCTGTTGCAGAAACAAAAGAACCAAAAGATGAAGTGCCGCCAGCAACACCATCGCTGGCTCCCACTGCTCCACCTGTGCCAACTGTAATTGTAATTGCTCCTGATAATCCTGTAACATAAGCAATTGCATATCCGCCATAGCCAGGCTGACCCAGATTGCTATCATTTTGTCCACCACCACCACCACCAACCACAGTAACCCTTGCTTGCGTAACTCCTGCAGGCGGAGTCCATGTGCCTGATGAAGCAAATATAACAGTTGAAAATCCTGCGTACGTGGATAAAGTTCCTGATGTATTAGGCAAAGTTAAAGTTGTTGATCCAGCTAATGCTGGGGCTTGTAAAGTGATCGATCCACTTGTATCGCCTGCTATTACGACTGATGACATGATTTATCTCACTCCATAAACAGAAATAGAACCTGCATTAAATGTTGGCACACCAAGATTTGAAGTAACAGTAATTGATGTTGAGGCTGTGGTAATTCCTGATTTAATAATTGTATTACTTAAATTGCTTGATGTATTAGGATTTGTTGTAATAGTTGTTCCATATCCAGAGGATAAATCAATTGTAATAGCCCCATTATATGTTTGTTGCACTAATGAAGCAAATGTGCTTCCAAATGCTGAACCTATTTGAATTTGATGCCCATTACCACTACCCGCAATCATTCCTACAGAATTTAATACTAAATAAAGTTGTCTATATGATGTTAATGTTAAACCTGATAATGTTGCAGATGTTCCGCTTGCTGTTGTTATTGTTCCAACTAAAGTAAAACTATTTCCGCTGACTGGATTTGTAAATGTTACGTTTCGAGAGGCATCTATTTGCATAGCGGTAACTCCACCACTCTGAAGTTGTAAAACTCCAGAGGCATCTGCCGTAGTAATAACCCCACCTGCACCACTTGTACTTGCATTAATTATACTTGCCATTATAGAACCACCCATCTCTGACCACTAGGGACTGTTACTGCTACCCCTGCGTTAATTGTAATTGGACCAACTGACATTGCATTTTTTCCCGCTGTTAATGTGTAATTAGCTGAAATTACTAAACTGTTTTCATACATTGTTCCGTTAGCTACCGCAGATGAAGCTGTACCCCATGATGGAGCTGCACCAGTTGTTGCAACCAATACTTGACCTGTTGTACCTGCCGCTGTAACGCCTATGGCAGAAGTGCCATTACCATATAAAACACCGTTGGCTGTATATGTAGAAGCTCCCGTACCACCATTAGCAACAGGAACTGTACCCGTACTTACAAGGTTTTTAGATGCGTCTGTAAATACAGGTAACGATGCTGTTAATGCGTTTGGTCTTACAACCCCATTTAAAGTTGTCGTACTTGTGCCTGTGCCTGTGCCAATAATAATATTAGTTGCACCGCCACCACCATTTGTACCTATATTGATTGATTTAGTAGCACTAGTGTTTGCGCCGTTACCAATGTTAACTGTTTGTGCGTCTGCGCTTCTACCAAGTGTTATTGTGTCTGTGCCAGTTGTGCTACCTATTGTTACCGCTCCAGTTAATGATGGAGCTGCACTTAATACAACACTACCTGTGCCTGTGGATGTTGTAACACCTGTGCCGCCAGCCAATACTGGCAACGTCCCTGCAGCTAAAGCTGAGGCTGATGTTGAATAAATTGCATTGTTAGCTGCTGCAAATGTAGTTAACCCTGTACCGCCGTAAGCAGTGCCAATGGTGCCGCCTTGCCAAGTGCCACCTGAAATTACAGTAGTAGCTAAGTTTAGTGTGTTTGTACCCCAGTTAACCGCAGCGGGAATAAATGAATATGGCCCCCAAGTGCCAGCAGAAGTTGCAACACTTGTAGCACCCATCTGTGTAATGCCGCCAGGAGGAACAACTTCAAGAACTGCTGATGCATTATCAACAACTGTTAAATTGCCTGATGAGTTATTAACAAAAATAAAACTATGGCCTAATGTTAATGTTGTAGCATTTGGCAGTTGAAATGTTTGGGTTGTTGAGCCAACTAATATTTGAGTTCTTGCAGAAGCTGCTGTTAGTGTTGTTGTGCCCGCCGCCGCTGTTGTCGCCGCTGCACCTGCTATAAAGTTATTAAACGTAACGTTTTGACTTGCATTCCTTAAAACAACTGAGTTAGCGCCAGAAGATGAAGTTACACCTGTGCCACCGTAAGCAACGCCTATAGTACTACCATTCCAAACACTACCTGCAGGAATAGTTACTGCGGTGTTTAAATTGCCTAGTGGGTCTAATAGTAACGCAGCTTCTGCTGGATATGTAACAAACACCGTAACAGTCCCAACAAATGTAACTGCGCTAAAGCTATTACTAGAATCGTAAACAACATTACGAGTTAGCGTTGGTCCCGAGGTTAAAAAAATACCCTCACCAACTTCCCATTGACCTGTTGCATCGGTAGCACAGTAATACAAACTATCGTTATTTGCATAAAGTGAAGCAAATGTTCGAAAGCCAGTAACTGTGCCAGTTAAAGTAAAACTAACGGTAGTGTTGGCCGTAGCTGTTTGTTGTACTCGGTTTGCTACTACAAAAGCCATTTAAGACTCCTTAGCTAGTTGCTGTAGTAGAGTATGTAACGCTTACTGTATCACCTGCTGTTGTAATTTTAGCTGTAGCAAATGCACCTGCGCTGTATAGTATCCCTGCTGTACTTCCAAATGTACTTACTGCACCTGCACCTGTAACCAAGAAACAACCACCAACTGTACCACCTGCACCGTTAATTGTGTATGTAATCGCTGTAGCTGTTGCGGTTGTAACGTTTGATGGTGTAGTACCTGATGAGCTTGCCCCCGAAGGAAATACTGCTGTACCACGAACACCTGACCCACCAACTGTATAGTTAATAAACTCTGTCCAACCTGCGTGAGATGCCATTGTGTCTGCTGCAGCGAATGTAGGAGATGCGCCATTAACAAGACCTAAGAAAGGACCTACTGTAGTGTATGTACCTGATGTGCGTAATAGCGTATCAAGAAGCAATTGCTTACCTACAGCATTCACTAAGTTAGGAAATGACTCTTCCCATTTTAAATTGCCATCTTTATCGTGGCATACAACGTGATACACACCTTCAATACCCACTGTTGCATTATCAGCTACGTTTGAAGCCATTGTTGCTTCGATAACATCACCAAAACCTTGTGATTCTTTTAACATATTAAACTCCTAAGAAATTCTAATAATTGCATTGTTTGCGTCGTTTGTAGGGAATGTCACAGTAAATGTACTTGTGGCGGTTTTATCTTCACCAAAGTTTAGTACTGCAACCGCTGCATTTGTTGATGCGTTATATATCAAGGCACCTCTAGTTGTAAAGCTAGCAGGATTCCAAGTGGAATTTGCAAATGTAACCACAGCTGTTGATCCGCTTAATAGCGGAGATACTTTAGTTAATGTATTTCCACCCGCTGTGTAGCCAGTGCCTGATATTTCATTGGTCGTTGTATATACCGTAGTATCGGCAGAAAGATTGGCAGCTTCGGTGTATAACGCAATCTTGTATACAAATGCTGAACCTACATCAAAGTCTTCTAACCCTTTGAGTACATTTAACTTAAATATGTTACATAAGTTTTGCGTTATCATTGAACAGGAATCCTAACTTGACCATTACGATAAGCATCACGACGGTTTTTACCATCACCCAACTGTTTGAGTAAGAACATCGCATCGTCATAGCGTTTTTGGTAGCCAGCTATAACATCTGGTTCACCCTTCATGTACGTATAAGCTTCCAATAAAGACCCATACAATAGAGCGGAATCAAAATTGTCACCGAGCCAAGTAGTGCCAGCAGTAACAATAGACTCAGGATAGTAATAGTAATGCAGCTCAACATTATAGTTAGAATCGGGTGTTGGTCCAAGAATAAAAGTATTCTGATCGAAAAGGGCATAATATTCAGGTAGTGCTGTATCTGTAGGTTGTGGATATGAAGCACGAATAAAGTTTACGTCTTTGTCTAACAAGTATGTATAGTTGCCCGTTGCATCAATCACAGCAATAGAAAACGTTGCTAACCAATCTGTAGGGCATGTAAGGTACTTATTATTAACTGTTAGTGTGCCAGTTACGTTTTTACGGATAGCAGGGAATTGAACGCTATTATAGATGCGTTGTTCTGCTTGTTCGATAAACGTATTAATATCTGCAGTCTCAAACTGATTTTCAGTATAGCTTTCAATTTCCGAAACTAATTGAGAGTAGTTCATGCTTTACCTTAAGCTAGCGGGCCACGAGATGTAAAACCTTTTGTAGCAGCACCTTTACCACGTTGGGCTACGCCAGAAGTTTTAACTTCATTACGTGCTGGATTACCACCACTTACACGACGCGCTGGGATACATCCATTTGAATCCTTTGCACTTACTGTGTTTGGGTCAGTTTGGTAACTAATGTCTGCATTTGGTACGACTTGTGGTTGTTTATATTCAGCCATTTTATTACCCCTTTTGGTTAGCAACACGAGCTAAGTTACGACCCATTTTTTTCATAGCACCTGATGTTACTGTGCTTGCTTTATTACCTTTAGCAACACCGCCATCTACTGGCAACTTAGCGCCATCGATGCCTAGTTGTTTGCCTTTAGTCTTACCTTTTTTCTGTACGCCGTTTGCGCTTGATCTGAAAGCCATTTTACTTCTCCTATGTGGTTGTTACGGTCACTGTTCCCAATGCGGACACGGCAACCAACTGGTTTACTTCTAAATTAAATGGGTCATTTAACCCTACTGGATTCCAACCCCACTGTATAATTCTACTACCTTGTAATGGTACACCCGTTGAATTTGGGTTAACACTAGTAGTCTCAGTTAATTGCAATCCGTTAAGCCCTGATTGATAGTAACTGGTATCTGGTCTTGGGTCTCTTACTGCTTGCGGATCATTTACTGGGTACATCCCCAACTGCAATTGTGGCTGATCCGGTTCCCAACAATTTTGGCATACAAGGATATTAACATTTTTAGTCTTAATAACCAATCGTTTAAGTTGAGATAATTTATATCTCCATCCGCACCTATCACACTGGGAGATTGCAAACTTACCACTAGAAAATTTACTAGCCATAACTTACCTAATAAACTGCATGCGTGGTGCTAAACGAATAGCTGCTTTCTCTCTATCTTCATCAGCGGCTAATTGAAATGCTTGTTCATATTCAGCTTTAAGGAACTGAGCTCGCTCCATGCCTTCTGGTATTTTTTGTGATAGATAAAATGCTAATCCTGCAACCATTGCAGGTAAGAAACGAAACGGGATATCTTGTGTATGAGACCCACCATCGCCTGCATCTTGAATTCGACGTAAACGGTAGTAGAATAAAGTGTAGTAGTTGCTTTGTTCTGGGGCAGGCCACAAATTAACTTGTGGGTTTTTAATGCCTGTTACTGGGTAATCTGCACCTGATTGGCGATTAATCCAGATTTGAATTGGGCGCCCTTGAGCGTTTTTATTAGGAATCGTAATGTATGTAGACTCACTAATACGCGTGATATTAATGTCTGTTTGGTTTTGACCTGTGCCTGTACGTACTACATGGTCTAGCAAATCAATTGTATCTACAGGTAAGTCATAAACAATTTGACCTTGAACTAATGGGATAGTACCTTGCTCAACAGTCCATAAATTAATGCCGCGATTTGCCCACTCGATAGTGAGTAGATTTAAACTACGACGTGCTGTTTTAAGGTCGTAGCCAGTACGCAGTTCAGAGCCGCAACGCTCGAACGCTTCCTCTACTAGATTGTTTAAATCTAGATTAAAGGTACTTGTGCCTGATACTGTTGTTGTGATCGCCATTATTTACCACATCCAAATGATTTGAATGATGCCTAAGTTTAAGATGATGTACTCATCACCATCAAGTTCTTCATACTCTAACCCAGCCATAAAACCTTTAATCCAGTTAATGCTATGAAGTTCAATCATTTTATTTTTTCGCAGTCTTTAATGAGTCAATAAAATCTTGCTTTGATGGAGCACCTTTGCTACCTACTTTACGCATTTTCTCGCCAGACCCTGCAGCAATACGTTTCTTCTTTGCATTGATGTTAGCGTATAGACCGGGTAAATTTACTTTACCCCCTTCTTTATACACTTCTACTTTATTAGGATCATCCTTACGCGTAATGATGCGTGGTTTAGAACCTGGTATTTTATCTTTGGCTATACAGCCCATTCCGCGTGAAGGTCTCATTATCGTGGCATCCCTCGTAACATACTTTGTAGCGCTGATAATGATTGCGGCTGACCTTGTTGTGCATACTGCGGCAATTGTTGTCTTTGTTGTCTTTGTTGTCTTTGTTGATTTTGCATCATTGCTTGCATGTATGGTTGGGCATAACCAGGAAGTTGTTGTTGACCGCCTTTACCACCCATGTCACCCATTCCTTCTTTAAGGCCCATTGCACCTTGTTGTCTTTGAGCTGACCATTGTTCATATGATGGAGGTGTGCCTGAAAAACTTGCTAATGCCATATGTTGGTTATATGCTTCTCGCGAAGTATCCGGAGCGCCTTTACCACCCATACCGCTTTTTTGTAGCGGTGTTTGACTTAACCCTGATGATGCCATTTGTTCTTGTTGTGGATATCCTCGATCATAGCCACCCATAAATGGTTGTTCTGGTTGTTGGTTATAGTTTATTTGTGGTGAATATGGGTTTTGTGATTGCCTTAAACCACCAAACATTCCTCCACCTATTGGGGCTCCAGAATTATAAGGGTTAGCCTGTGGTGGGCCGGACATGCCACCGCCTTTACCTTTACCACCCATGTTAGTTTGTTGGTATGGGTTATATTGTTGTCCTGGCATCTGACCAAACTGTGTCTGCGCATATGGATTACGTTGCTGTTGTTGCTGAGCGTAGTAATTCATATATGGATTTTGGGGTTGTTGAAACTGTGGTGTTGTATAATTAGTCATGGGGTTAGTATACTGTGGAGGCAGGGTTGATGAGCTGCCCCCTTTACCTTTACCACCCATGTTATTTTGTTGTGGTTGTGGTTGAGCTCCACCTTTACCAACACCGCTTTGTGGTTGCTGCCCCAATGCATTACCAGTTCCCATACCCATAATTACACCATTTTTCCTTTTGTTTTACCGCGAACTTCACAGCCACCGCCACGGGCCATGCACTTAACTTTGCCGCCTTTTTTCTTTGCTACTGGCGTTGTATCTTTATCATCCCAAGATTTACCTGCGCCTTTTTTAAGACCAAAGTATTTTTCAGCATCGCCTTGTTCTTGTTCTTTAATACGCTCACTCGTAGGCTTCATAGCTTTTAGTTTAGCAGTTGCTTCAGCGTTTTGCTCAGGAGTGCCGATGATGGCTTCCTTAGCTCTGGTTAATAAGTTTTTAGCCATGATTAACACATCTTTCCGCGAGTTTTGCCGCGGACTTCAATTCCGCCGCCTTTAGCCATTTTCTTAGCTTTACCACCGCTACACATACCACCTTTTTTAAGAGATGCCATGTCAGTTTTCTTACCACCATGCATTTGTTTGTCATGCATACCAACGGCTTTCTTGATCATCTTTTTGTCTTGAGCCATGTCCATCTTTGTGTTTTCTTTAGCCATACCGCCTCCTTTAAATTTTTTACCTTTATCAGCGGCAGAGAATTCTTGACCTACTGACTGTTTGATACCAACCTTCTTTGCAAATGATGGGTTGTGTGCAATTGCTTCCATAAAGTTATGTTGCTTTTTAGATGTACTAGGCATTTTTTATCCAAATATTTTATGTGCATATTGAGTGACTACTGCGCCTAGTGCACCGCCAGCGCCACCTACCATCATTAAAACTCTCCAGCCGCCACGAGCTTCAGAAAGTGTTGAGTTAATTGAGTTTAGTGTTGATTTTATAGATTCCATCTCAGTGATAAGTCTATCCATATCAGCTTGTAGATGTTTAATCTCGGTCTCATGCACCGCTAGTTCTCTTTCTACGCTCATTTAGCACTTCCATCTTTTAAGTGAGGCTGCCTTCCTAGTAGGCTTACCATTTTCATCCTTCATTGGGCCTGGCATACCTGACATACGAGCGCAGAACGACTTCTTCCGTGGTCCGCCTTCTGGTTGTGGGGCCTTTAAATTAGAGCCTGTTGCTGCATTGTATTTTGCCCTACCTTTGGCTGTAAGTCCAGCA